GACTTTAGTACAGGCAAACCGATATGGCACAGCATAGACCTAGCCAGCTACATCGCCGAAGGGTTCAACCTCAATACCCTGATCTACGAGTGCATCATGTACAAGGTCAGGGCCATGACTGCGGCGCCCCTGAGAGCCTACCAGGGCGACGTGGACAGCCCGGAGCCCTTGCCCCCCGAGCACGAACTATCGAAGCTGCTGCGGCGGCCCAACGAGCACCAGAGCTGGCCGGAGTTTCACAGCCAGAACGTGGTCTACAAGAACCTGGCCGGGAACTCGTATGTCTTCTTGGACCGGCCGGCCAGGGGCAAGATGCCCGTCGCCATGTACTCTATGAGGCCAGACCGGGTGCGCCTCATACCCGACAAGAAGAAGAAGTACAGCAAGAGCGGCCTGATGGGCTATGTGTACGTGCCCGAGGGCAAGAGGTGGAGAGAAGGCACGCCCATCTTGCCGGAGTACATGATTCACGTCAAGTTCCCCAATCCAGGGGATCCCTACGAAGGCATGGGAGAGGGCTTGTCTCCCATCTCCCCGCTGGCGCAGAGCGCAGACATAGACAACCAGATAACCCGGTATCTCAAGGTCTTTTTCGATAAGGGAGCCATGCAATCAGGGGCATTGTCCTACGATGTGGCGCTAACGCCGGACAAGGTGGCGCTACTGAGGGAGCAGTTCGCAGAGACCTACGGCGGGGTTGACAACTGGTACAAGCCTATCGTGCTGGACCAGCAGGGCAAGTACCAGAGGATGAGTTTGACCTTCGATGAGATGGGGTTTGAGGGCTTAGACCAACGGAATGAGACGCGCATCGTCGGGCCATTTGGAATACCGCCGATACTCGTTGGCTCTCGCGTGGGCTTGGAGAACAGCCCGTGGTCAAACATCGGTGAGGCACGGCGCATCTTCTGGGAAGACACCATGCTGCCAGAGAGTATGCTGGATGAAGTCGAATATGACTACCACCTCGGGGGCAATGGGATCTTCCTCCGCTTCGACACCTCCGATGTGCCCGCGCTCAGGAAGGACGTAGTGCAGCAGGTACAGGCCGCGCATCAGCTATGGCAGATGGGTGTACCCAGAGACAACGCACTCAGCACCGTGGGGCTGGACGTGGAGCAGGTAGAGGGCGGTGAGGTCTCCTACATCCCTATGAGTATGCTGCCCGTAGGGGAGAAGCGGGAGGAGCCCGAGGAACCGACAGAAGAGGAACCGACAGAAGAGGAACCGGAGAAGAGTTACCCGTCACCGCATAGGGCTGATGCCCGCAAGGCCCGCGTTGCCATGCGCCACGACATGCTAACCCGAGTCTGGGAGCGCCAGTTCGTGAACGTGGCCCGTGACAGATTCGAGGCCGACAAGCGCAAGCTCCTGGCCCTACTGAGGGCGCAGCAGAAGGCAGCCAAGGAAGCCAAGGCCACCATAGACTGGCAGGTCATATACCAGGAGTGGATGACCTACCTGGACGGGGCCGGCAATGAATGGAGGAAGGCGTTTATCCCGGTCATCAAGGGACTCATCGTAGACCATGCCGAGGCGCTGAATCTGGAGTTTGGCATGACCTTCGAGGTCGCCAACCTCTTTGCCCAAGAGTGGTTTGACACCTACACGCTCCGGTTCGCAGAGGACGTCATAGCCACTACGGGGGCTGCTCTCCAGTCCATGCTCAAGACCGCACAGGCAGAGGGGTGGTCCATCCCGGTCATGCAGAAGCGGCTTGAACTGATGTTCACGCAGTGGATGGAAGGTGGGCTGACACCGGAGGAGTTCGACTGGTTTGAGGAGCGGATGCCCAAGTACAGGACTGAGATGATTGCACGGAGTGAGACCATCCGGGCCAGCAATAAGGGGGCCGATGCACTATACGGGGCATGGGGCGTGGAGTGGAAGGAATGGGTGTCTGGGCTAGATGTGGAGCCAGAGGGCAGAACTTGTGTGCCCTGCTTCGCACTCAATGGCAAGCGGTTCCGGGTGGGCGCGGTGGTGAGTTGCGACGGGGTAGAGTTCACCAAGGGAGCGATCTGGAACTTCCAGGACGAAGAGGGCAAGACACACACTATCAAGTTCGACTATGAGACCGTGACAGGGCCACCTCTGCATCCTCAGTGTAGGTGCTCCTGGGTGCCCTGGATGGAACACTGGGGGGAGGCATGAGACTAGAGTGTGAGCACTGCGGCTGGAAGGGTGACTTTCAAGAGGCCGGCATTGAGGAATGCTCTCCGATGTGGGAGCACGTAAAGGCCATCGACATTAGATGCCCTAGATGCAAACATGGCGTGGTTGTCGGTGTGCGCGCAGTCGTAACGCGCACGATTGTCTGCGAGCCCCATGTAGCCAAGGGGTATGCCGACACGGAGTGGTCAGGATGACCAAGTGGGAATACCGGGTTGTGCCGGTTCATGCAAGCGGCAAGCCGATTAGCGGCAACCTTGACTGGATGGACGAAATGGGTGCCGAGGGCTGGGAGTGCTACGTAGTAGACGAAGGCATCGCCTACTTCCGCCGCCCTAAAAAGAGCGTACCCGTGAGAGTAGGGCCGACTGAGCATAAGACCCCATCGAAGGGGCCAAGTGTCTAAGGAGACTGAGATGAACAAACCATCTGAATACAAGAGCTGCCCGTACATCGAGCTGAAGAGGGACGACGACCAGGGCATCGTAGAGCACCTAATCACCGTCTTTGGCATCGTGGACAACGGGAAGGACGTGTGCCACCCAGGGGCGTTTGCCAAGACCATAGACGAAAAGGGCGGCAAGATTCGGGTCCTGGACGCTCACAACACCGGCTCAGCGATGTGCATAGTGGGCAAGCCGCTGGCGCTGAAGGAAGTCGGCAGGGACGAACTGCCCAAGGCGGTCTTAGACGAATACCCGGACGCTACGGGGGGCCTGTGGGCGCGCACGCAATTCCTGATGGACACCCCCGAGGGCAAGGGCGTATTCACCCGCATCAAGGAAGGGGCGCTCTCAGAGTTCTCCTATGGCTATGATGCGCTTGATTATGACTACGATACAGTCAAGGCCGATGGGGAAGACATCGAGGTCCGCAACCTCCGCACGGTGCGGCTGTGGGAGTATAGCCCTGTGCTGTGGGGCATGAACCCAGCCACGCAGGTTATGAGCGCCAAGCAAGACGAGGAGCCGGAAGAGATGAAGCCGGAGGTCACTGAGAACTACGTCAGGATCCCGGCTAGCACAGGAGACCACAGCGGACACCGCATCAGGACCAAGACGTTGAGCAAAGAGCAGGGCATCAAGATTCTGTACTGCGGTGAGTGCAAGGAGATTGTGACCTACCTCTTCGACAAAGAGAAGTGGTCGCTACAGGACGCGAAGGATTGGGTCAAGGAACACAAATCCGATGAGAGCCTGACTGATAAGGTGCGGCTCGTTGAAAATGCGTTCCGCCGAGAATACCCATACCAGCAAGCCGGCGAAGCCCGCAACTACTATGTAAGCGAAGTAGACGAAGACCATATCATAGTGAGCGGAGAGGGAGAAGACTACTACAAGGTCTCATATACGAGAGATGGGGACAGCATCACATTTGCGCCACGTATGGACTGGATTGAGGGCACAAGGCCATTCGTGCCCAAGGCGCCTAAGCAGGATGAGACCGCTTTACTCGAGGAGGTACAGAAAGGACTCATAGAGATCGGCTTATTCGAGATCGCATAGCACCTTAACATAAGGCCGCGAGACGTAGCGGAGCGCCGGGCCGGCAAGTCCACCCACGCAGAAGCAGTCAATGTGCGACTGATATCACCAATGGAGGTGAACCATGTACAAGGACAAGTTGGGGCAGGCCAAGAAGCTGTTTGACGATGCGACGGCTATCCTGACTAACCCCGAAAGTACCGCCGAGGACAAGGCCAAGGTGCCTCAGATGATTGAGGACGCCAAGGGCCTACAGGCCGAGGCCGCACAGCTCAAGGACGTCGTGGACGGCGCCTCGGAGCTGAAGGACTTTGCTCAGGCTGCGGCGGATGAGCAGCAGGCCGATGACCCGCCTGATGTACCGTCCGACTTCAAGTCCTGGGATCAGTTCCTCTACAGCGCGTGGCGGGCCAACCACAAGGACGCGAGCTTTCGCAAGGTTGATCCTCGGCTAAAGCGGCTCGTGGAAGAGAAGGCCGAAGGCCACCAGACCAAGCAGATGGTCGAGTCGGTGGGTGCCAGCGGGGGCTTCCTGGTTCCGACTGACTTCCTGGCCCAGTTGCAGGCCGTGATGGGTGAGAGTGCCCTGGTTAGAAATAGGGCCACCATCATTCGGATGCGGCGCCGGCAGATTGAGCTTCCTGTACTCAATCAGACCGGCACCACAGCCGGAAGGCCGCACTGGTACGGCGGGATGCGGTCGTACTGGGCAGAGGAGGCTACGGAGAAAACCGAAACGGAACCCGGCTTCCAGAAGGTGTCGCTGACGGCCCACAAGCTCATCATGCTCACTCACGCCTCTGATGAGCTGGTGGACGACAGTGCCATTAGCATCGCTGACTTCCTCAGCGGGCCAATGGGGTTCGCGGGCTGCATAGCCTGGAACGAGGACTACACGTTCATCAACGGCACTGGCGTTGGCCAGCCGTTGGGCGTGATCCCGGCACCTGCGACCATCACGGTGGCGCGGGCGGTGGGCGGCGCTATTGGATGGCCTGACTTGGCGAACATGGTGGAGAACTTCTTGCCCAGCGGTAGGGGCGTGTGGTTCATCACCCAGAGCGCTATGGCCGACCTCATCCAGTTGAGTGGCCCAGCGGGCAACGCCTCGTACATCTGGGTGCCCAACGCAGCGGGCGGAGTGCCGGGATACCTGCTGGGAATGCCTGTGATCTGGACCGAGAAGTGCCCGCTCATCGGCAACGCTGGGGACGTGATCTTGGCAGACTGGAGGTACTACCTCATCGGGGACCGGCAGGCGACGACTGTAGAGTCAAGTCAGGCGCCCAAGTGGGAGTACGACGAGACCTCGTGGCGAGCGGTGCATAGAGTAGACGGACAGCCGTGGTTGTCTGCGCCTTTGACCTATCAAGACGGAACTACGCAAGTCAGCCCCTTCGTCATATTGGGCGACAAGTCAACGTAACCGTTGCGATAGGAGATACATAGGAGAACCTAGTAAGTGGAAATTGACCGTCCGTATCCTACTGGCGGCACTGGTGGCGGTGTCCGATGGGGTGCAGTAACGCGAGAGTGGTTGCTAAAGGAATATGTGGAGGCTGACAAGTCGGCAAAGCAGATCGCAGACGAAATCGGCAGTACAGGCCACACGGTATGGGTTTGGCTGCGGAAGTTTGGCATCCCGACGCGAACTCGGCGCGAAACGAACAAGCGCCACAGTGAACGGATGTCAGGTAACGGCAACCCTGCTTGGAACGGCGGAACGGCCCGGAACTATCACCACAATGCACTGGCGAAGTCAGGCCGATCCCGCGCCTGCGAATGGTGCGGGCACGACCAGGACTTGCAGGTTCACCATAGGGACCATGACAAGTACAATGGTGACTTGGCGAACCTGGCCTGGCTGTGCGGCCCTTGCAACCGCTTGGAAGCGCAGCTTTGGCAATTAGAGGCTGAAGGACGAGCAACTATGACGCTTGAGGACGGACGGTTGATTATCGCTTTCAGGACAAAGGAGAACTGAAATGGCAACCTATACAGAACGGCGCTCAGAGGTTATGTACCCTCTGCTCCACGAGCACGCTGACAGTCTCACGGGCTGGATTTCATCGGCCTGGATCTCGATGGAAGCATACCATCGAGGCTGGTTGGTACTCAACGT